TGCTTCTACTCTAATCGGTGGTGTTTATGCATTTAACGATTCAGTAAGCGAGCCTTGGTTTGCACCAGCAGGTATCAACAGAGGTGGATTAGGAAACGTGATTAGAGCTGAGAGAAAATTAGCACAATCTGACAGAGATACTTTATACAGTAACAAAGTTAACCCAATTGCTACCTTCCCAGGAACAGGAGTTGTGGTTTACGGTCAGAAGACATTACAACAAAAAGCATCTGCTTTAGATCGTGTGAATGTTAGAAGATTGTTGATTGCTTTAAAATCTTATATTTCTCAAGTTGCTAATAACTTAGTATTTGAACAAAATACAATTGCAACTAGAAATAGCTTCCTTGCACAAGTTAATCCTTACTTAGAATCAGTACAACAACGTCAAGGTTTATATGCATTCAAAGTAGTAATGGATGACTCTAACAACACTCCAGATGTAATCGACAGAAATCAAATGATAGGTCAAATCTACATTCAACCAACTAAGACTGCAGAATTTATCTACTTAGATTTCAATATTACACCAACAGGAGCTACATTCCCAGCATAATTTAATCTACGGTAATATTTATAACTAAATAAGACAATGGCAATTTTAACATCAGACGAAATATTCTTCACCGCCTTTGAACCGAAAGTACAGAACAGGTTCATCATGTATGTAGACGGTATTCCTGCCTACCTTATCAAAGGTGTGAGCGGCTTAGGCTTTGAACAAGGTGAGATTGTATTAAACCATATTAACGTTTATCGTAAAGTTAAAGGTAAATTAAGATGGAATGATTTAAGCTTAACCCTTTACGATCCAATCACTCCTTCAGGAGCTCAAGCAGTAATGGAGTGGGTTCGTTTACACCATGAATCAGTTACCGGCCGTGATGGTTATTCTGACTTCTACAAAAAGGATGTTGTAATTGACATCGTAGGACCAGTGGGTGATGTAGTATCTGAGTGGGTAGCTAAAGGAGCATTTATTAAAAATGCAAACTTCGGAGACTTAAACTTTGATAACGATTCAGCAGCACAAAACATTACCATGACTTTGGGAATGGATTATATGGTATTGAATTACTAAACCAATAATAAACTTAAAAGAAGGCCCTGCTATTTATATAGGAGGGCTTTTTTATTATATGAAACTTAGCATCATACTACAGGAAGTAATTTTACCTACGAATTTAAAGATTCTCTTAGGTAGGTTAAAAGACGAAGGGTATACTGTGCTAGGTTCCGGAGATAATGGTATAGCACTTCAAAAAGGAAATCAAGTACTGAAGCTTACTACGGATATTGATGAGCTGAGACACGCGGAGAAACTCTTAAACCATAGTTATACAAGCATAATACCCATCAAGAAAGTAGAAATTCTAGGACCTAAGTCTGGAATCATAGAAATGGTGGATGCACAGCCTTTAGCTCAGGAGGAAAAAGAAGAACTTAATTCTAATAGTGCTAAAGCAGAGGATTATTTAATCTACGATGAAGAATTAGATGAATCACTCTCAGATAAGCTAAAAGAATTTTTAATAGACCTAAAACAAGCATTCGCAGAATCAGGAATTGATACAGATGAAATTGATTGGTCTTCAAATAATATTATGAATTTTCAAGGAAAATACGTTCTAGTAGACGTGTAAAACCTAATTCGTATATATTTATAAGAGAATAGTTACAACAAATTAGTATATGACAGAATTTAAATTCCCAACCGAGGTTATTGATCTTCCTTCCAGAGGACTGCTTTACCCTAAAGATTCTCCACTTGCAAGCGGTAAACTTGAAATGAAGTACATGACCGCAAAAGAGGAGGATATCCTAACAAACCAAAACTACATTCAGAAAGGAATTGTAATTGACAAACTTCTACAATCGTTGATTGTATCTAAAGTAAATTACAGTGATTTAGTAACCGGAGATCAGAATGCAGTCATGATTGCTGCCAGAATTTTAGGTTATGGTAAAGACTATGAATTTAGTTACGGAGGTCAAAAGCATACTATTGATTTAACAACCTTAGAAGATAAGCCTTTTGATGAAAGTCTAATCACCCCTCACGTAAATGAATTCGAATATGAATTACCATTCACAAAGACTAAAATTACTTTTAAAGTAATGACTGTTGGTGATGAGGAGAAAGTTAGAAAAGAACTTGAAGGATTAAAGAAAATTGATAAAAATTTAAATCCTGAATTATCTACAAGATTAAAATTCATGATCACCTCAGTAGAAGGTAGTAGAGAACCAGGAGTCATCAGAAATTTTGTTGATAACGGATTACTTGCCCGAGATTCAAAAGCATTGAGAGAATATGTAAAAGCAGTACAGCCGGATATTGACCTAAGGGTTACTATCGAGAATGGTGGTGTTGAGGAGGACATCACATTACCGATTACTGTTAGCTTTTTTTGGCCTGACTTCTGAGCATAGAAAGCATATGTTTGACCAAATACATCAAATAGTATTTCATGGTCAAGGAGGATATTCTTTTACTGAAGTTTATGAACTTCCTATTCATTTAAGAAAATACATATTCCATCAGATAAAAGAACATTACGATAAACAAAACAAACAAGATTCACCAGAAGAATTAGCTTCTAAGATTAAAGGCGGTACTGTACAAGTACCAGATTATGCAAAAGGTAAAAAAGTAGCGTACAACGGATAGGCATCGTAAAACCGGTGCCTTTTCATATTTATAATATATGGCAGGTCCAAACGACAATATTAACCAAACCAATGCTAACATACGTAGAGAAGCTTTAGAAACAGCATCTATTGTAGAAGAAGCATTACGAAGTATAGCCGGTAGTGTAACCACAGCCTTTGAAGATGCTTTAGGGGGAGGTAATACAGTAGGGCAAGCTTTAGCAAGAGACCTACAGTCTAGTTTTAATAGCCTGGCAAAAGTTTCTAAGGAAACAGCTTCAAATATTACTAAACTACAGGACGGATTATTAAAATCAAAGGCCGTTCAAGAGCAGATCAATAAAAGAAAAGCCGATGAACTAGCACTAGGTGTAAGCCTTGCCACTGCTTTAAAATCGCAAGGAGCAGCTTTATCGTCTATTGATGATCTAGTTGATAAAACAACCGGAGAATTAAAAGACCAGGAAGTAGTTTATCAAAATTTAGACGACACACAGAAAAGCCTTGTACAGCAGTACTCTGAAGCTTTAAAAATATCTAAAGAGCAGACAGAGGAATTAAAAAAACAAGAAGAACAAGCCAAGAAAATAGAAGACGCTAGAGAGAAAAGCTTAGGTGTCTCAGGTAAAGTTTTAAAAACCTTAGGATCAATAAAAGGGTTAGGTGATAGCTCTAAAAAAGCCCAGGAAGAATTAAACGTATACGCTGAAGAGTATAGAAAAAAGACCGGGGAGTATCCGTCCAAAATGCAATCTTTAGGTAAAGCCATAACCTTAACCGGTAAAAGCTTTGTTAAAGGGTTAGTAGATCCTCTAGTTGTTTTTGGAGGGTTAATAACAGCTTTAGTAAAAACTTTTAAGGATGTAGATAAAGGAGCAGAAGATACAGCCAGAGGTATGAATATGAGTTATACTGATGCTGTTAAATTTAGAAAAGAACTAGTCAGCGCTGCTAATGCAAGCAATAGTCAATATGTAACTTCTAAAGGATTACTTGAGACTAACTTAGCAATAAATTCTACTCTAGGTACGAGTGTGAAATTGACAGACGCTAACGTACAAGCATTTACAAAGCTTAGAGTAACAGCCGGGCTTACTAATGAGGAGTTAATGGGTATTCAATCCTTAACTATTACTAACGGTAAAACTTTAGAAGAAAACACCGGAGAAATTCTAGCTCAGGCTAAAGTTACAGGCTTAAGAAAAGGAGTTTTCTTAAACGAGAAAGAAATTCTAAAAGGTATAAAAGATATTTCTGCAGCCACAACTTTAACATTAGGTAAAAATCCAAAACTAATAGCTGAAGCAGCAGCAACTGCTAAAGCCTTGGGAATGGAGATGAGCCAAATAGAAAATATTTCTAATAACTTATTAGATTTCCAAAGCTCAATAGAAAATGAATTATCAGCAGAATTACTCACCGGCAAACAATTAAATTTAGAGACAGCAAGGTATGCTGCCTTAACCGGAGATGTAGCAACAGTAGCTTCTGAAGTAGCATCACAACTAGGATCAGCAGCTGAATTCGGACAGATGAACAGAATCCAGCAAGAAGCACTTGCAAAATCTGTAGGTATGGGAAGGGAAGATCTTGCTAAGACTCTATACATCCAGGAACAGTTAACAGGACTTTCAGGAGATCAAGCTAAGCTAGAAGAAGATCGTATAAATAAGAGAATTGAGGAAGTTGGATTAGCACAGACTCAAGAAGAAATAGCTAAAAAAGGACTTAAGGGTTTAGAAGAACAAGCCGGAATAGCAACCCAATTCAATGCAATTGTAGAAAAACTACAGGAAAATTTTGTATTTGTTGCAGACGCTGTTATGCCTTTCTTTAATGCAATTGCAGGAGTATTCGGATACTTGTCAAAAATACCAGGGTTAATGCCAGCAATCATAGGAGGGCTTTTAGCAATGAAAGCAATCTCAGCAATAGTAGCAGCAAAAGAACTTTCTATTGCAGCAGCTAAGATCTTTGGTAGCTTTGCAGGTATTCCCTTAGGTCTAGGTATACCACTGGCAATAGGGGCAGTAGCAGGATTAACCGGGTTGATCTCTTCATTTACAGCAGACGACTTATTCTCACCAGGACAAGGAGGAAGCGGGTATGGAAAA